TTATCATCAAATTCTACTCGACTTGGTATTTCTCTCTGTATCTTTTCTGTTTGTTTAATAATTGAGGGTCCACTAACTAATTCTTCTCCACCTTTTTTAGCCCCTTCATAGGCTTCAAATTCAGTTAAATCAGGTGCTACAGTCTTTTTAGATGCTGTATCTACCTCGACATAGTCATAACTGCCATCATCCTGTCGAACTAATTGTGCTACCATTTATATTTTTTCCTTATTCCGTTTGTGTGCCTCTGGCAGGTTGAGTAGTTGCCGCACTAAAGCCAGTTTCCCCTGGCAGCGGAACAGATCCTGTTCCAATGTTGCTACCTCCAACTCCTGTTGGATCTGTTGCCGAAGCTCCTGGAGGTATTGGACCAGTCGGTCCCATTTGACCTTGTCCTCCAGCAACGGCAGTATTGTTTTGATTTCCATTTGCCATCCCCATTATATGTGCATAAATCGCAGCTCTTTCTGGATCATTAATTAATTGATCTGGATCGATATCTAGCGACTTAGCTATTTCTTTTAAACATGTGTGCCATCTTACAAAAGGTGCTAAAGCAGGATTCGATGCTGTTTGCATAAACGTCATCAATCGTTGCGAGCGTACTTCTTTTTGCATTAAAGAAGAGGTACCCTGTGCTTTAATTTCTAGATCACCTTTGATATGTGGAGCTTCATCATTAAACTGCATGTTCCAGTGAAATAAAGATTCTCCTAGGGGCTTTATTAAATAGTCATCAATATTCTTAATAACTGTTTTAATACTTAAAGCTGCAGCTCCCATCAGCATTGACATGCCTGCTGCAGTTCGTGTTGTTGTTTGTACTCCTGTTGCTCCGTGTGAGTAGGAAGGAATACCTGTTGCTTCATCGGCAAGTTGTCTAAACTTATCGAACATCATTAGATTCTCATGAGCCGTATTTGGAAACTTAACTCCGTGAAGAGCCTGTCCTGGTTGACCGCTTTGTCTTCTAAAGATTTTTCCAGGAAAGACTTTCATATCCTGACCTGGTACTAATAATGTTTCGTCAACATCAAAAACTAAATTTCCTGCTAACGCCAAGTTATCAATTGCCATTCTTGCATGACCATTCATAACTTGTTGTGAGTCTTCCATATTTTCTGGAATACCTACTCCAAAAAATTGATAGGGATTAATTTCGTAAGGTGATACTAAATAAGGTAATCGTGTTGGTGTGAATGGATTCTCAACCATTCGAAGAATATGCCCACCACAAATCCAAACATTAATACTGACAACATCATTAGTTGTCTCGTAAGGAATCCCACATTCATCTGCCAGCTTCTTGTCAATAGCTCCCCAATATTCTAGAATTTCAAATCTGTTTTTATAAAGTGTTGAAATATTTTCTCTATCATAAAGAGATGATTCATAACCTCTTGTTTGGTAATTCGGTCCCATTTCAAGACAAGCACGAATAGCTCCTTCTTGAAATAGTGGCTTATCAATTAAATCTTCTAATTGTTGTTTATTATAAGAATGTCTTTGAATAACATAATCACAGTCGTTAATATTAGTTGCATTTGGATCTGGATAAAAATCCCAACAAGATACTGCTTCTATTGATGGAATAGCTTTAGTTTTTGCAACATAGACATTATCAACATTTCCTTCTTCATCTTCTACCGTATCATAACTATGATATGTTTTAGAATCTGTAAAAGGTCCTTTTAAAATTCCTGTTCCTAATAACGACATCTCAAAAAAGACATGACGTAAAATAGTAATTGCTTTGCTTTCTTCTAATTGATCATGAATTAGTTTTTCCATTTGTTCTGCAGCTATTCTTGCAGGTTCAATTTGAGGTTGACCTTGTGGTGCAGGTCCTGTATCAAAACCTAATTCTTCATAATCCTGTGCAATATTCTTAATTAAATCTGTAGCTGTAGCTCCTGGTTTTAAAGCCTTACCATCTCCATCAAAACCATAAATATCATTTACAATATCTTTAGTTTTTAATTGATCAGGAGATTTTTCCCCATTCATTTTTCCAGCTTGTGGATTTAAATGGGCATACTTATCAATATTCTCAGGAACGGTAGTAGGGCTTACTCCTAAAGGAAACTTTCCTTGAGAGAATAAAACTTCTATAATCTGTCCAAAGGAGGCTAATACTTTTGTTTTTGTTATTTTAACAAATACTTTTGAATTTTCATTAGTACGAAAAGCCATTTCAGGTCCATAAAGACCTCGATAGTTTCGATACGCCTTTAGCCATCGCTTCTCATCATATAATTTAGAAGTCTCAGATTGCTGAAACTTCTGCCTTATATAACCGACTAAAGGATTAACTTCCTCTGTATACGGTTTTGTAGCCATTTAATTTAGTAATCTTTTACGTCTGCTTTTTTAAAAATCGATGCGTCTACTTTTTCTTTTTTTCCTGGTCCATCTGGTGCATTACCTAAATCACCCTGTTTGATTTTTTCATTAGGGTTTATAGTTAATTTTTCATTAGGTCTTTTAGCAACATCAGGTCCAAGTTCACCGTGGCTGACTTTTCCTAAAATATCCTTACCTTTTGGGTATCCATATCCTTCTGGCATTTTTATCTCCTTGTATAATTAATTAATAATCTTTTCCAATAATTGGATATTCTTTTTTAATTATCCAATCTTTTTTCTTTTTAGTAATATACTCTTTTTTCTTTTTAGTAATATATTCAGGCTTTTTAAAAGGATCTTTTTCTGCAGGATCAATTTGAGGAAGATACTTTTTAAACTCTTTTAAAGTACTTTCTTTTGCAAGAGCTTTTTCTCTACCTGGTGCATCACCTAGATTTTTTTTAGTTATATAATCACCCATAATTAATAGTCCTTTTCATCAGCCAGTTTAAACAATGACTCTTGTACATGTACTTTTCCTGGCTTAGTAACATAAGCTCCATCTTTATATAAAGAACCTTCTTCAGATTCTAAATAATTTTTAGAATTACCTTGAGTAGGTGCATCTTTAGCAAAGTCAATATTAGTCGCTTCCTGATTTGGCTGTTTGCCATCAGGTGCTGAACCAAGATCTCCTTGTTTTACTTTAGCTAATATTGCTTCTCCTTTTGGATATCCATATCCTTCTGGCATAGTTTTCTCCTTTTAATTAATAATCCTTTTCATCCGCTAATTTAAACAATGACTCTTGAACATGCTCTTTTCCTGATCCTTTAGGATAGTTAATATCCTTCAAAGCAGTTTCAGATTCACCTTTTCGAGGTGCATCTTTAGCAAAGTCAATATTAGTCGCTTCCTGATTTGGCTGTTTGCCATCAGGTGCTGAACCAAGATCTCCTTGTTTTACTTTAGCTTTTGGATCGAAGTTTTTTTCCATTATTCTTCTCCTTCATTATTATCAAGATCATCTGCCTTCTCTTCCAAGTCTATTAATAAGTCTTCTTCCTTATCATGTAACTCTCGAATATCTTCAATGATATCTTGAATTGTTCTTTTTTTTCTTTTCTTTTTTGCCACAGGTTTCTCCTATAGTTTTATATTCTTAATTGATAGTACGTTTTTAGTAGGTATAGTGGTGTACGATCCACCTTGTTCTATTTCATGATTATCTTCAAAACTTAAATCGGACATAATCACAGTTATCTTTGATGTCTCTGCCATTAACCATCCTACACTATAGCAAACTGCAGTCTTTGCCTTTTTAATTTTATTAATATTTTCCCA